CATATTCACACCGAATGATTTTGCTACTTCTAGAAACTTGGTAGCCCCGCAACCATAACCCAGCCCAAGCAGTCTAGCCTTGCATAGTTTCCTCATCTCAGGGGCAAGCTCGGCCATTGGTTCATCCTCATTGTAGAGCTTGGATGCCCGACCATGTGCCTCGTATATATCGATCCCTCCACGGACTAGGCCGAGAAAGTCTGCATCGCCTACCAGGTAAGCAATTACCCGAGGCTCGATCTGCGAGAGGTCGGCCGATACGATTACCCTACCCTGTGGAGCCTGTAAGCATTTACGGGCAGAAGTATCTGCCACCTCATCGTTTGGAATAGCCTGGAAGTTTATAACTCCTCCACCGCTCCATCTCTTGGTATGGGGAGCGCCACAATATTTCAAGCGAGTAGGTACTCGGCGGTCTGCCCTTTGACCCATGATTAATTTCTGATAGGTTTGCAGGGCGAGGTTTGCCTGTCTCCACTCGGTTGTTTTCCTGTCTGATTCTTCGAGGATTTTTTCTGCCTTATCTATAAACTGCTGGCAGAGTGGACCATTGATCGCCAAACCTCTGTTTGCGATCCTACGGGTGAGTGCAGAAAGTGTTCTCTCTTTCCTTGAAAATCCTACCTCCAGTTCCTGATATACACGGAGACAGGCTCGACTATCTTCTAAAGCGTAATTGATAAAATTAGAGTTCGCCTGAATATCTTCAACGGATAATCCAGCCATCTGCTCACGGGCATCCTTGGATAGCTCCTCACCGAATAGTTCTTTAACTACACCCGCCAGGGAGCGTGGAAGCTGGTGGTACGATGCCATATCGGCTGTGCATATCCACTCGCTTGGCATAAACTCGGGCATCTGTCCTCGATAGATTGCGGCCCTTGCACAGACGCTATCAAACTCAGCATTATGGGAGATTAAAGTGTGTCCGTTTAAGCGCTCCACCGGCAAATTCTGTGGCTCCCCTACCCATTCAAATCCATCCTCTGCTACAATGGATACGAGAGTGACTCGGAAGTCGGGGTGCTTCACATATCGGTCGAGGCCGATCTTTGCGACTGAGTAATTCTTGGTCCACACAGTCTCCAAATCAAAGGCTACAATCATACCACTTCCCGAAATAAAGTTTCTGCCGAGAGGACCGCATTTTCGAGAGTCGGATATTCCGTCTCGGGGAGATCCCTATCGATTTGTAGTCGCCAGGTATGCCCATCCTCCTGTTCGACCAAGGTTATATCTGCCTGTCTATTTCCCGCCTTCACAATCACCTTTGATCCACGGGGTAATCCCAATCCCATTTTGTATTCAGTCTTCATTTTGTTCCTCCTGTTCTTCGCAATCTTGATGCTCGTGCTTATCTTCGAGGTCGCATTCCTCCCCGCAATGTACGCAGAGAAATCGCAACGGATAACTCGCCCATCCTAAAAACTCACTCATTCATATTCCTCCATAAAGTTTTCCACGCTAGTTCTGCTGTTTGTGGGACGACTCCGTTGCCCAGGAGCCTAAGTCTGTCCACCCGATGGGTAAGCCCATCAACTGCTCCACCCAATTCGGATTGAGCTTCGGTGACCCGTGGTTCTTCCCACTCGTACTGCTCTTCTCCTGGGCGGGCGGGCCAGTGAGTTGCTTCTCTATCCCGTGAACAACCTCTCCCAAGTTGCACTTCCCCCTGTCGTGTGTCGCGTCCCTCGACATCGTCTCTCGCGGAGTCGGCCAATTCTTCTTCGCTTCCTCCGCCAATATCTTGCCCCCCGTTCCGGGCTTGCGACTGCCGGGGTTCCCGGCTCGCGGTGTGGGCCAATTGTCCATCCCGTACTTGATGAAGTTCGGAAGCTGATTCATGTGACCCTTGTAGCCCTTCGACTTGTTCATCACATGATCCTCTGAGTTTGTTCCCTTGTAATCCCTCGCCGCAGGTGTCGGGTAGTTTTGCCAGGATGAACACTCGGATGCGTTGGTGAGGCGCGCCTGTTTCCTCCGCGCTGAACAATCCCCACTCCGTTCGGTAACCATCTTCTTCCAAATCGGACAGGACTCGCCATAGCCCCATCGTGGTGTGGCCTCGGACATTTTCAAAGAAGCACCAAACAGGTCTAATTGCCCGTACATGCTTTCGGATGTATGGCCATAAGTGCCTTGGGTCGTCTTCTCCTTTTCGCTTCCCCGCACTACTGAAGGGCTGACAAGGATATCCTCCACAGAGGCCGTGAATTTTTCCTCGAAATATTTCTGCTGGGAAGGTTTTAAGATCCGTCCAGATAGGCGCGTCATCCATTCGTCCTTCTTCAATCTTCGCAACCAAGTTGGCGCAGCAGAAGGCTTCGATCTCGACATTAACGACTGTGCGCACATCCACGCCCGCTCGTCTAATCCCAAGCTCAATCCCTCCGTATCCTGTACAAAAGCTGATAATGTTTTGGGTATTATCCACATTCCCTCTCCTCCATCTTCTTTAATTTCTGCCTGCCCTCCCACTCCTCGCTTGGGAGTATTCGAGGGATATCTGTTCTGTATTTCCTGCCCTTCGAGTCATACGCCAACTGGCACTTACTGAATGCCCTGTGCATACCCTCCACAGCTTCCTCTCGTGTAAGGTAAGGAGTTTGAATTTGCTTTCGCTCCAAGCTCCCTTCCCGCCAGCAACGAGGGCCAAGGACATTCCGCTCTAGCTTCTCGGATCGTAGTTCTTCAGGCTCCGCCATATTTCGCATACTCCCTTAAATACCTTCCACGCATCCCGAAGCTCATCGGGTGAATATTTAATCACCTCAAAACGACCAGGCTCAGTCGAGGACAGGTAGCAGTTAGCACCGTATATACCTTCACTCATCATCCGATCTTCGCCAAAGTAGGTCGCCCCGTAGGCGGCAATCTGATGAATCTGAAAATCGTAACTGGTTACCTTGACCCCCTTCTTCGTCTTCCTGGTCTTCCAATCGACAATGAAGTTCTGCCCCTCAGGACCCTTTCCTACGATGTCCACCGTACCGGCAAATCCATGCTCTAGGTTGACCATCATCTTCTCCCGCTCGATGAATCGTAACTGATTCTCCTGCTTCCAATCGAACGCTGGCTGTACATACTCCAGTAAATCATCATCCACAGGGAATCCCTCAAAATACTTCTCGATTGCATCATGGATTCTCGTACCAAAGTCGGCCGCCTCTTCCACAGGTCTTTCATGCTCAACTAAGCATCGGTCTGCAAAGTGTTCAAAACTTTCGTCCATTTTAGCAGGGTTGTCGTAAGCTATCCGCAAAAGCTGATCCTGTTTCCAGCGATCAAGCCCAGGCTTCGCAAACAGCCCGAGTATACCGGTGACGCTGGGAAAGAGCTTATGCTTCTTGGCATCCCGTAAGGTAGTATTCCTTTCCCCGTCACCTTTTGCCAAGGGCATGGTATGTCGAGGTTCTCCCAAAGCGGTGTACCAATGGCCACCACTCCCCCTCTTCGGTTTAGCGCTTAAAATAGCCATTGATTCCCTCCTTAATTACTACCCATAGAAACCATGCAAAATGAAAGGCTCGCTTTAAATATTTCATGCTTCTACCTCCTCGCCCTTCAGCCAAGGAAACTCTGTCTCTAAACCATCAAGCATGGCCTTTACCTCGACATCATATACCCGACCATCTTCCACCGCTCTTACTGCGTGGATCATGTTCGCATGGTTACGATTAAACTTCTCGCCCAAGTCCATATACTTCATGCCGAGCAGTTTCCTCGCATAGTAGTATACACATTGACGGGCTAGTGCGATTGGCTGTTTTCTGACTCGGCCATCAATATCATCAATCGATACCTCAAAGCCCTCGGCCACAGCCTTCTTAATTTTAGGAATAGTCGGCATATTCATAGCAAAAACATATCAGCGATTACTCCGAGAACTCCGACCATTAGGAGCAAAGCGGGATTAAAAAAGTAATGTATCATAGTAGTAATTTGTTTGGGGTAAGAGCGGGTGACCGATGCATTGACCAAAACCGGCCACCCGCCATGTGTGGATGTGGTAGGCTCGCTCAGAACGGCGCAGGAGCCGGAGCGGAAAACATTTGTGCCTGTTGAACAGGTTGAGGCTGTGCGACAGGTGCAGGCTGTGCCATCTGTGGCTGTTCCACAGTTACCTGTGTATTCACCTGTGGCGAAGGCGCGGAAGCACCGCCTGGTATGTTAAACTGCGAGGGCTGTGGAACCTGTGCTTCCATGCCTTGCATCACAGGAGTGATCGAAGTGATATCACAATAAACTGTGCCTTTTTGTGAAGTTTTTTGAACGACATTGATCATGCACCCCTTGCCTCGAAGTGTTTCAGTATCGAAACCAGCACCTGGGTTGCTACCGAGCCATGAGGTTAATACACCTACGAGTTTGCTCTTCTCATGAGCAGAGATTTTCATCTCACCGGTCTGAACCATTTGCCCATCCTGAGTACCGAAAAGAAATCGGCAGACATCTAAGGTTTCAATTCGAGTTGGATCTTCGTAGGCGGGGCGTTGAATACCGAAGCTGTCTTTTACATCGAGACAGACTGCCAAGTATTGACCAGGACGAGCAGGTTCAAGAGGCCAACCTGTGATAGGTCCCTCTCCGCTTGTTGATTGTTGCAATATTGCCATGTGTTTAGTGTGCCAGTTTTAACGAGTCGGCCTCTCGGTTATTGATTAATGTGATAATTAAGAATCAGTAAGGCATCCGCTGTTTTGAGCGTTAGCCCTTTTACGCTTGGGTAAAGTCGCTTGGCATGGTTCATTAGAACCTTCTTTCGTTTGCCCGATGTTAGCCCACTTAGCCCACTTAGCCCCTTCTGCCATTCCTGTGGGCGGACAAGTTTATAAGGGATCTCTCCCATCCGAAGGACACCCTCTAAATAGCCACAAGACTTACCTAATTTGAAGCTCGTGGAACTAGGAATCATCTTACCGGCAAACGGAGGGACCAGTTCAACCACAGCTTCGATGGATGTTACATCGGGGTGGTCTTTGAGGTCTTGCATATGCTCTACAAATTCAAAGTCCTCACCGAGGTTGTGCAGATGAATATTGCGTAAACTTCCCCAAGCGATTGCGTACCCGCCTGACTTGCCTGGGTCGATAGCGATGGTTAGCTTCATTATTTCGCCTCCTCTAAAATCTGAGACAAAGTCCACTCGATATCGGAGCGGATAAATTTATTCCCTAGCTTTCTCCAGCCGTACTTTTTACGCCAATCTATTAACTGGCGCTCGGTGAGCCGAAATATCTCCTTTACCTCGGAGCGGGTAAGGAGTAAGGGGTGATATTGTTTTAGTAGTTTTTCTGTTTCCATGCGGTGAATAAATCACCGGCAGGAAAAAAAAACTGTTATTTAGCTAACTGCTTTTGTCGCACTAGGAGCGTAATAAATATTGTGCGAACTCAATTTAGTTCCCGCCGGTGGGTTAATGTCTAATTTTGAAAGATCGAGTGTGTCCCATGCCTGAGTCACAATTCGCATAATTAGCATAAAACTTATTCTGTCAACATTCATGTGATAAAAAGTTCAAAAAAATACATATCCCACTATTTACTTTGAGTTCCTGCATCTTTTTTACGCTTTTTCTCAATGCCTTTATATCGGAGTAACCTGTAGTAATTAGAATCTCCACGCACTTTTTTCTTACCTTTTCCTGAAGCTCCACCAATCGCTCCCAACAGCCTAGCGGCCTCTTTAACTCTGTCTGCGCGGTCATAGACCTTGCACAGGATTGGCTTCCCACAGACGCTAATAATTTTACCATGCCATTCATTCTGACTGACTTGATCTAAATGATCGAGATTCAAGTTTGCCCATAGATACCAGGTTCTCCGAATGGCATCAGGCGCTCTTTGCTTCAAATGGTCCCAATCTCGTGCAAAACACTTACGGTTTTTTCCATTATAAGATAAAACACAAGCAAACTTATTCTGTTTATTAATTTTTCTATTCATTATCGCTACTGCTTGCCTTAAAATCTATGAGATTTTGCACAACATAGCAACTATTTCCTACAGAAAACTACGGAAATCTACATAGTTCAACGCAAGGGGTTGTGCGGAGAAATTTCGGAATGTGAGACCGGTTTTAGCGGAAGCTATTTAGAAGGCGGAGAATAATTCTCCTTAACATTATACCAATCAAAGCCAATGCCTTCTCTACCAGTTTCAGCTAATCCAGCTACACGGAATAGATCGAAACTTCGGATCGCATGAGCATCTTTACGAGTCTCAAGAAACTGACGCAGTTTTGGGTTTTTTACAAATGGCGCAGATTCCTTTAAACCAAATAAGGCTGTAACTAATTCGTTCTCGCTTTGGCCTTGTGGGTTTATTCGACCTTCAGGATCAAGTCTTGCTTGTTGTGCAACTTGCCGAGCTTGATCCATTAAAGCATCGGGGTCTGTTACTAAACCTTCTCGGACCATAGCGTCTAGATTCATTCTAAGATATTTTTCGTCTATGACCTGTAATTGTATCTGAGGTTTCCCCGATTTTATCTTGTTTATGACAAAGTTAAGTGGAGTGAAAAATCTTTGTTCAATCTCTCGATTTCCACGAATTGATGGTTTACTTGATCGGTAGTAAGTAGCCATCTGCCTGACTTGGTTAATGGCTCGGCTAACTTTTTGTAACTCGTTTCGGATTCTTCCCTTTTGATCTTTTCTGCCATTATCTGTGATAAAATTATAAATATTATCGGGTATCTCCTTACCAATTAATTGGGAATTATATACCGTCATTCCTTTGCCGGATTTACGAAGATCACTTTTTGTTTTATCAGCGTTTGCCTTGGCCTCATTGAATTTTTTATCAGCCTCTCTACTTGCCTGTTGCTTTACTGGATCGTCAGGATTTTGTTCTGCTTCTTTTTTGGCTTTATTTTTGTCCTTGCGAGCAGACTTCATTTCGTTGTCTGCCATTTTAGATTTCAACTGTAGATCAGGATCTAAGTCAGGACTAGTTGCTTGCTCTCGTAAATTCAGTTCATCTTTAATGCCATCCACGGCAGTTTTATCACGAGGCAAGAATATTGTGGCCTCAGACATCGTAATACCATCTTCTCCAAACTCTTGCTTGAAGAATTGATCTTCAGTTTTACCTTTAGGCACTTTTATCTTCGCAGAACTCTCAATCGTATTTGCTCGATTTACTTGCTTTTTCTCAAGCTGATTTAAGTAGTTGGAATATAAATTAGCCAAAGTTTTATCTTTTTTAACAATCGGTGAGGCAGATTTACTTAGAGGGTTACCAGTCTTTGGGTTTACTGCGCCAAATAAAGATAGCACTTTCTCACCAGCTAATACTAATTTGTCATTCACTGATGGGTGAAGAGCTTTCATCGCATTGGGATTATTCTGTAACATCAATGAGAACTGATGCGCCCCAATCTCCTGGGCCAACCTGCCTGCATCATCCCCAATACCCATATTTACTGCATCGTCCCCAAATTGAGAATCATATGCCTCTGCGAATTTACGCCCCTTGTCGTTTATCGTAATTGTCTCAATAGGTTTACCGAAAGAGTCTTTTAAAAATACAAAGGTATGACCCTTTTCACCCTTTTTCACTCGATAGTTTTCAAGGATTCTGTGTGCGAATAATGGGTCATCTTTAATCGCTTGTGTTATAAACCCATGACCTAATTCTTCTGTAAGAATAGCCATCGCTTCTCGACTACCCTTTGCCATATCCCCATCCTCATTTACATAGATCGTATTATCAGATGGATCGTGTTCTGCATTAGGTACTTTCTTTGCGTTAGGATATTTGGAACGAACTAGTTGAAGGTAGTTATCGTTGTTAAGAAATACCAAGTTTGGAGATGGAACGCCTGCTTCCTCCAAAGTGGCGAATGCTAACCGAGCTTCGGGACTCATCTTGCGAAATGCCTGTAATTGAGTCTCCACTAGCTTTGACTCCATAAAATTCACACTACTTGCATCCCGTGCCGCCTGTGTTTTACCACCCTTCATTCCAGGTTGGTTCATCACACCCATAGCTCCCGATACATAACCTTGTCCGAATGCCTGCCCAGTCTCCTCCGGCCCACCGCCAGCCGCATAAGCAAGAGCCGTATTCATAGTCGCTACGCTTGTACCATTTACGATGCTATTGAACATCATATCGGCAAGTTTTGTACCCCCAGCCTTATGTGCAATCAATGCGGCCTGACGAGCCGCTTTTGTTTCTGCGGTTAAAGCCAATCTTTGCAAAAATCTTTTTTGCCCACCTTCACTAGCTAATGCAGTAAGAATGGTTTCTGCTCCTTTACCTGTATGTTTGGCTATTTTAGGAGCAAAAGCAGTAAAGGCACCGAGTCCGGCTCCTAGATATGGATTAACTGCCGCCGCAGTATACCCCCCTACCCCAACGCCTGCGACTGCACTTTTCAAGCCTTCTGCTTTTTGTCCGAGTTTCCCAATACCCCCAGCTACTTTAGAAGATAAATCTGCACCTTTTTTTATTATATAGCGTCCGCCTTTGGATAAACCTTTTGCAGGCAAGGATGTTGTCTTTTCAATAGCATCCATAATCTTTGCCATTTTTCCAAGTTTTGCAGACTTTAAAGTAACAGAACCAAGTTTAGCCGCAGGCCCTACAAAGGGAACTAATGTGGTTGGGTCTACAAAATTTGCCCCGAAACTTACAAATGATGGAGCATCGGTTGTATACTCCTCAATAAGTTCAGGTCTTTCATTTTGATAATACTCAAAATTATCCCGATAGCGATTATAGGAATTTCTTAGTGCCTCATCATCGTTGGCAAAAACCATATCCTTGGCCGCCCCCATTACAGTGCTTCCAAATTGTTTCAAGTCTTCAATCCCAACATCGAAAACTCCTTTTATTTCATCCCATCCGACATCGCCCTTGTATACTTCAGCAACAGCATTTTTACCCTCATCGATTAAGGCACTCGCTCCAGTTATAGCACTTTCACCGAAGGCTAAAGTTTTTTCAAAAATAGACCTTTTATCGTTTTGTGATTCACTAGATGCGTACTCTTCAAAAGTCATTGGACCTTGAGCTACCTTTTTTTCTAAATCTTGGATAAGATCGGTATAATCATTTTCTTCCGATAAAGATATTTGAGGGTTTTGATCTAGTAAGGATTCAACATCAGGAGCATATGCACCAGTCTCTAATGCATCCAATAAATCACCATATTCTGAAGGGTTGGCCATTATCTTTTGCTTTGTAGTTCTCGCTTATTGATAAGATCGATTATCTTCTGCTCCTCATCTGTAAGTTCTGCTCCACTAGATGATTTTTGTAAAACTTGTTGGATTTGAGAATCGAACTTTGGGTTTTGTGCGGGTTTACTTGATGGACTCCCTGCTGGCGTGGATGCGATCTTACTTTTGGGCATTGTAGTGTTAGAACCTTTTGCTTTTAAACCTTCCAATTTATCAGAAAAATCATTGTCTTTTAGCCATTGTCTAGATTTTCGCTGAATTTCGGTAGGAGATACACCTTCAACCTCAAGTTCATCCACATAGTCTGCAAGTTCTTGATCTCTATCTGCTTTTTTAATGAAATAGTTAAGTATAATCCGATTACCTTCTTTTGTCTGGGCGATATCCGGATTTATACTTTTAAATATTCTCATCTCACTATCAGAAATAGAACCTTTTGTCTTTTCGATTGATTGAAATAAAAACTCTCCAGTTGCAGACATAAATGATTCGGTCTTCCCGATTTTCATTTTGAGGGCATCGCTTAAAGGTATGCCAATTGAATTAGCTAATTTTAAGACACTATTTTTTGCTTCAGAAATTCCTCCTGTCTCGATATCATCTAAGTAACTCAAGGCTTCCTTGGCGGTCTCTTTTGTAGCAAGACTTGATTGTGCTTGGTCATACACAGACTTAGCAAACTCTAATCCTCTTTGGTTCCTAGCAGTAGTGATAGCAATTTTCTCTTCTTCTTCAGGAGTCCGAATTCGCTTTGGTTGACTGGGTGTAAATCCAACTATTCGTCCAGGAGTTCCATCAGGATTTTGTACGGCGATAACATTTTTACCTAGCGAAGGATCAAAAACATTCATTGTTTTGACTGTTCCTTGCTGTGCCTTGTTCCTCTTCTCTATAAACGCTAAAGCTCTTTTGATTTGTTGCGGATCATCTTTGAACTGATTAAGAAAGTCTCGGTCGTTTAAATTCATAACCGGTACTTGGTTTCTAGGGTCATCTAACTGTGCCTGCAAGAAGCGATTACGGGCATCGGCATTACCTAGTGCTGGCAGTCCAGGTCGAGCGATGTCCGCTTGGCGTTGACGCTCGGGATTAGTAATTAGAGATGGCAAAGTTTGTAAGAATTGGTTTTCCGAAATCAGAGCCTCATCTGCTAACTCCATGCTCTTTCTGATCTGATCCACCTGCAAATCGCGAAGCTCCCCCGCTTGGTTGAACTTTTCCATTTCCAGGCTGTAATTCCGATCAGCATTCATTTTATTGATGAACTGATTGGCTAGGTCTTTGTCTCGGCTTGCGGCTTTTGCTTCCTCATCGGACAGACCCATCTTGAGATATGCTTGTTCTCGTTCCTCTCTCTCCTGCTTATCTTTTTTCTTCTGATAAAACTTATTTATAACTCCTCCGACTGCATCTCCAAACGCTTGGTTCGCCCGTGCCTGTGCCTCCCCCGCTCTAGCTATTGGTGAGAAATCGACTCGCATGAGTCCCGCTTGAACTGTGTCTCCTATTGCCATGATATTTCCTATTTTCCAAAGATTCCACCAATTGCTGAACCTAGTCCGCTAAAGAATCCACCAGCCGCTCCACCAGCCGCTTGTTCCTTTGCCGCATAGGTATTCGCCAGGTAGTTTGCTCGATTCGCATATTCTTGCATACCGATATTTACTCCGGCATCGGGATTGATCCGAGTGACTGATTCTTGTGGTAATCCAAATAAGGCGGCTCTTTGGCCATATCCTTGCTGGACAAAGTTTTGTCCTCCACCGGTGAGTCGGAGTGGATCGTATGAGGTTGCTTGGTTGCCTCGCATGGCATAACCACCAAGTGATTGTGCCTGGTTTCTGCTGTCTCGAAGTACATCTCTTAAATAATCCTCACGGCTCATCGCTTGGGCGGCAATGCCCACATTGTCAGTACCTCTGCCTCGTGAGGTAAGAGATTCAAGCGCTGATTGATCTGCTCTGCGTCTCATCTCAGGCGATAGGTCGGTCATCTGACTCTCGCGGTACGCATCGGCGGCCATCTTGTTTGCTTGCTCGACCCGTGCTTGCATGAGTGGATCGGATGCACGAACCGCTTGGGTCATATCCGCACCGAATCGATTCATTAGCGAGATATCAGACCCAGCTTGGCGCTCGGCCATTTGTGCGCCGAACTCCTGTGAACGCATGGCTTGATCCTCGGCAAGCTGTGCCATAGGGTCAGCGGCACGGCGAGCTAGGCTCATTTGCAAGTCTTGATACTGCGGATCGTAGCGTTGGCGATTAGCGAGTAGTTGGTTCTGTAGAGCGGGGTCGGACATCGCATTTACATAATCGCGAGCAGATTGCCCAACATCGAACTTCTCTAGCTTGGGTGCATCTTTACCACCGCCAAATAGTTTATTTAGAAAGTATGATTTTACACCTGATGAATTTACAGGCACACCCGCTCCACCCGCTTCCTTTAGCAATTGAGCTTCCTGTTTGTTGATGTATGCAAGCTCTTCGCCTTCGGGTGCTTGCTCGTTTAAAAGCCTAGCGGCCTCACGCAATGGATCGTTATATTCTTTTTCCATGTCGATTATGTTTTGATGATGTAATTTAAAATGATGGTTGGCTGGACATTGTTGTGGGCTTGTCCTCCACCTGTAAAGCTAGTTAAACTGTCTGCGTTGCGAACCCCACCGCTATTTCCGCCGCTAGTGTCGAAGTCATTTGTAGTATTTCGTTCAACAACTTGAGTGTGACTATGATTAGGCATCTCTGCTTCGGTGAGGGTGTGTTCTTGCGCTCCGTTTGTTCCTCTGCCTGTATCGCCTGGATTTCCGTTATTTGCTCCTAATGCTTGACCATTTATATTCGCCGCTGATCCAGTTGTTAAGCGATCAGCAAAACCTCCTGTATTAATATCTAAACCAGCGATAACTCGGCCACGAAGGTCGGGTAGATTAAAAGATGTTCCACTACCTCCATAGGTGTATCCAATTACAGTATGAAGCTCACCATAGTCGGTTACTGACACAGATTGACCAGCACAAACTAAATAACCTAAAGGAGCGGTCGATGCGGCATAAGAGAGAACAGTCCCTGTCGGCATAAGTACACTTACAGCCGCACTATCGAGCTTGGCCGCTGTAACCGAACCGTCCTTTATGTGGTCGGTGTCAACTGCTCGATTGGCATCTACTGAAGCATCACTCGCCAACTCGTTTGAGCCGATTCCATTGCTTGGCACTTTAAGTTTACCTGTGCCTGTGTCTTTAACGATGGTCGATTCATCTGCCGGATCATCAAAAGTCGCAAGGTCTACAATGTCTTGCAATTTTTGTGCGGTTACTTGATCGCCTGATGCGAAGGTTTGTCCTCGTGATAATATTGCCATAATAATTACTCCCTATGAAATAGATGTGGTTGATCGGTTGGTGATTCTTGCGTCTACTTTAACCGCCCGAATG